GTGGGGTGTCAATTTGTTTCCACAGCAACTGGGCAACTTCGAGGATGTCAGCATCTCTGCTAAGTCCTCGGGGAAGATCTCTTGCGAGCTCTTCCAGTTGACGCCTTCGATTTCGCATCGTACGGCGCATTTGAACTCTCCTTTCTTAGCCTGGCATCACGCCAGAAGTAATAGAGGTGAATGAGTCCTAGCGTGAGAGCAACTTTCCAGTTGCTAATTCGAGGAGGAACTGAAAGGACCTCCTCTTCACCCACATTTGGCCTCATTCAGATCACCACATCCCTTCCAAATCCTTAATGGCTGCGAGGGCATTTGCGTGCGCCGCGAAGTTCTTATACTCCGCGTACAGCTCCTGCCTCTCCGCCAATGAGGACATGACGGGAATGATGATTTCCGAGTTCGCCCGGCTGATGTAGTCAACCAGCCCCGTTGTAGCATTTACTACCGGTCGTGCGATACTAAACCGCACACGGGTGACACCCTTGGTAGGGTCTTTCGGGCGTTCGAAGCCCTCGGTAACCGTCCGGAAACCGGAAGGGGAACCTTGGGTAACGTCGGCCCAAACGGCCACACCACTGTCTTCCCGCAACACTGTGTAAGTGACGGGCGTGGCAGCGTAGTTATTGAGGGTGATGTTCGCCATTGCTGGCATGGTAGATACTCCTAGTAAAGGAAGTTGGTGAAAGAAAAAAGGAACACACGGAGAATCCAGTCAAGGAGGAGGAATAAACCTCTTACGATAACTGAAGCACAATTAGGGTCGATAGCTTCCAAACTCTCGATCTCCTCTTGTGCGCTGCCTCATCAAAGCCGCCGTAGTAATTAGGCGACGGGCATTAAACCCGTCCCACAACGGCGTCCGCAACGAGACAGAACCCGTGAAGTCAACCCGACGATAGGACCGCCAACGATAAATCGCTGAGGGAGCTACTGAACCGTGCCATCCGCTAGTTCCGGGGATAACCATCGTTGCGTTGCCATAGTTCGCAACACTCGATGACTCGAAACCAGCAAGAACAGCCAAACCGTCGAGACTTGAGAGAGCCTGCAAGTAACCTCCGATGTCGATAAACCAATCGAACACGAAGGAAAACGGAACAAGCTCCCAAGCCGTAAGAAGAGGATCATAACGCCCCAAACCTACGGAATTCAGACCGGAGTGTGAAGAAGTATACTCCAACAACAACCCGGCTGTTGCTTTCATTTCAGTATCACTGACGAACTCGGTTTTTCCTCCCGGAAGGTTGGAAGCACCTTGTCCGTCTGCAGTCCACTTAACACGTTTAGACTTCTTGGTAGAAGCCTTAGCCGTGAATCGGTGCTTGCGAGTGGGTGAAATGAGGCCTTGTGCGTTCAACACGTACAAGCCTTTGGCATCACTTAGAAGCGGCATCCAACCATACTGGTAAGCTAACCAGTGATTAGCGGATGTGCCCTGAGGTTTCTTGATGCCTAACTCTTTGGCAGCACGGTTAAATCTGCCACGTCGGAAATTGCGATAAGCATTTCCCAACGTTCGAGCCGTGTCGGCTAGCATGGAGACGGTCTGACGACCTTCACCAAGCATCACAGCGACATTTACTTGCATATCTCGCGCTTTCGCCAAGCATTTCTTTTTGGCGTCCTCTTCAAGATCGTTTCTCTCTTGCCCAGAATACCAACCCTGGGTGTCGAAATCAACAGATCCTGATGGGGAAGGCACGTAGCAGGCGTCGGATGTTTTCATGTCCACCCGATACTGGCCACCGAGATAGTAGTAAACGGGTACAACAGGACAGTCCTGGTCTGCAAAATCTCGCAGCTCAGTCATACCCTGTGTTGGAATATACCCGTTAGCAGCTCTAAACGCCTTCCACCCCGGATAGGTATACCACTGACGTGTTACAATGTCAGTACGGCGGTTCCTACCCGTAGAGCCAGATCCACTCGCCAGGTAAGTATAAGTACCACCGCTCCGAATATAGGTATCCCAGCTTGTTGGCTGGGGACCTATGGATCGGTTGATGGTTTTTGACTTAAATGGCATGGTGTCTGCTCTCACTTAAGGTTGAAGGGAAATAGGAGTGACTGAGTAAGCCACTCCCGCTCACCAAGGTTATGAAGCTTGGTCGAGATACCTCACGGACTCCCCTGTATTAGTTAGGGGGAGC